TATAAAACAAAAAAATCCCAATTAAGGGATTTTTTTTTAAGCTGAACAACCAAAACATTCAAATTGTGAATCACTTGGTTTTGGTGGTATAACATCCACTTTAGGTGCTTCAGGGGTTGTTGTTGGTTTTTCTAATTTTGAAATATCAAGGGCTAAATGTTTTGCTCCTGTAGATATTGCTTTAGATCTAACATAATAACAAAGAGTTTTCAATCCTTTTTCCCATGCGTGGAAGTGGGATGAGGTAATCTTTGATAATGTCGGATTTGACATATAGATATTCATTGATTGTGATTGGTCAATGAATGGTGCTCTATCAGCCGCCATATCAATTAGTTCTCTTTGTGATATCTCCCAAATACTCTTGTATTTTTTAATCAGGTGTTCAATTCTTTTAACTTTTGAATTGTATTTTTTATCCTCCTGATCCAAGTATTTGTTGAAATTTATGTTTTGGATAGATCCATCATTAAAAATAATTTCATTCTTTAACTCCTCAGACCAAATACCAATTTTCTCAAAATCACTAATCAAATATTTGTTCACAATCATAATTTCACCACCAACTACTCGTCTATTAAAGATCGCAGAATGAGCCGGTTCTGTCATTTCATATGAACCTGTAATTTTAGCGGAAGATGCCACAGGCATTTGTGCCGTAAATAAAGAGTTACATACCCCATATTTTTTAACATTTTCTTTTAGTTCACTCCAATCCCAAAATAAATCACTTTCAGTTAGACCCCACATATCAAATTGGAAAATACCTTTAGACATCGGTGAACCTTTAAAATGATTATACGGTTGGTATTTACCTGATTTACATAATTCCATACTTTCAGTAATCGCGGCAAAATATATTGTTTCAAAAATATCTTTATTCAATTGTCTTGCTTCATCAGAGGTGAAAACATAATCCATTAAGTAAAAAACATCAGCTAATCCTTGAGTTCCAATAGCGATTGCTCTTTGATCTAAACCACCATACTCACCTTTACTTGTAGAGTATTTGTTGATGTCAATAACTTTGTTAAGTGTTCTAACAACTTTTCTTACTTGTTCATGTAATAATTTAAAATCGAATTTACCGTCAATAATAAAGTTTTTCAAGACCATTGATGATAAAGTACAAATAGCCGTTGTTTTCTCATCAGTATATTGATAAATCTCATTACAAAGATTTGATTGTTTAATAACTCCAATGTTTTGATGATTTGTCTTCCTATTAGCGCTGTCTTTAGAACATAGATAAGGAACACCAGTTTCAACTTGAGATTCAATAATTTTGGTCCAAATATCTTGTGCTTTAACTTTTCTACCTAATCCCATAGATACCGCAGTTTGGTATACTTCTTCATATTCCTCACCATAACACTCTTGAAGTGCTTTTAGACCCGCCTTTTTAATATCATTAGGACAGAACAAATACCAATCAGAATTATTTTTAACCGCTCTCATGAAATTATCAGGTATCCAAAGTGCTGTAAACAAATCTCTTGCTCTTAACTCATCTTTACCTGTATTCTTTTTGATATCTAATAGGTCTACAACATCCTTATGCCAAGGCTCAATATAAATTGCTGCACTACCAGGTCTTCTACCTTGTTGATTAAAGAATCTTAATGATTCATTAACAATTTTAAGGTATTTTAACAATCCGCCAGCATACCCTCCTGAAGTTGAGATTCTACTTTCTTTACTTCTCAAGTTCGACATACATAATCCAATTCCAGCGGCATCTGAAGAATATGTTGATATATCATTCATAGTTGCCAACAAACCTTCACGAGAATCAGAATTATTATAATGTAACACACAAGACGCTAATTGAGGAATCAATGTGCCCGAATTAATCATGATTGGGGTTGCCTTTGAAATTAGTTGATCTGATAGAGATTTATAATAATCCATGGCATCTTCATAAGTATCCGTAACCCATAATGCTATCCTCATATACATATGTTGAGGTCTTTCAATTACTCTTCCATCAGGCATTTTTAACAAGTACATATCTTGTAATGCTTTCCATGCAAAGTAATCAAACTGATAATCATTTTCATGATTGATCATTTCATCAATCTTATCTTCACCATATTTTTCAATTGTTTCAATTAATTTATCGTGAATAATACCTTCACTATGTAATAATTTAATTGTGTTAGAAAAACTTGGATCAGTTTCTTTGTGATAAGATGAAATTGCAACTGATGCCGCCAACCTTGAGTAATCATGGTGACTTCCGGTATACGCCGCGGCAATTTCATAAACTAATTTATCAAGTTCTTTAGTTGTGATAACACCTTCAGTAGGAACCGAAGTGATCACTTTAATAAAGATCTCGTCAGAGTTTACAGTAAGACCTTTAGCGGATCTTTTAACTCTATTGTAAATTTTTTGTGGGTTGAATGACACATCATCTCCACTTCTTTTCTTAATTCGTAATGACATCATAATTAAAATAGTTTTTTATTAAAAATCGTCAGTAAAAGAAATTGTTTCGTTCAATTTCGCTTTTTGATATTCAACAGTTCTTGATTCAAAGAAATTACCTTTTGTTTCAACCGCAATTTGTTCCATGAATTTAAATGGTTGTGATACATTAAATTGTTTACTACAACCAAATTTAACCAACAGACCATCAACCACAAACTCAAGATATTGTTTCATTAAGTTTTGATTCATTCCAATTAATGAAACCGGTAATGATTCTGTTATAAATTCTTTTTCAATCTCCAATGCGGATAACAAAATTTCTTTAATTCTCTTTTCACTTGGTTTGTTTTCAACGTGATTATTCAATAAATGAATTGCAAAATCACAATGTAAGTTCTCATCTTTAAAGATAAGTGCATTAGCGTTACACAAACCTGGCATAACTCCTCTTGACTTTAACCAAAAAATAGAACAAAATGAACCTGAAAAGAAAATTCCTTCAACCGCTGCGAAGGCAACCAATCTCTCTTGAAAAGATGCGTTTTCGATCCAATCCAACGCCCATTTGGCTTTTTTCTGAACCGCTGGTAATCTATCAATTGCGTTAAAACATTCATCTTTTTCCTTCGGATTATTAATATAAGTATCAATCAAAAGAGAATACATTAATGAATGAATATTTTCCATCGCTAATTGAAACCCATAGAAAAATTTTGCTTCAGGATATTGAACCTCTCTATAAAAATTCTCAGCCAAATTTTCATTAACAATTCCATCTGATGCCGCAAAAAATGATAGAACATTTTTAACAAAATATTTTTCATTATCAGATAATTTGTTCCAATCTCTGATATCATCAGTTAGATCAACTTCCTCAGCCGTCCAAAAAGCCGCTTGGTGTTGTTTGTAATATTCCCAAATATCGTTATGTTCGATAGGGAAAATAACAAAGCGCGAAGGGTTTTCTATTAGTATTTTTTCTACTTTTTCCATTTTAAATAAATTAAACTTAATTTTGTTTCTTTTCTTTTCTTTTTTCCATTAAATCACGGATTCTTTGTCTGTTTCTTTCTTCTTGTTGTTCTTCAAGACCTAAGAATGTCACTGAAGATTCGGTATCAATATCTAACATACCATTATCAAATTTACAATTTTCAAATACAACACCATCATCACCGATACGAGATTTTGTAATTGCAATTGTTGCCAACTTCATTTCTTTTTGTTGTAGTGTTTTTGCAACAGAAATAATTACGTGACCAACTTGAGCCTTTTTAATTGATCCACCCATTTGATCAGTTGTTACAACTTCAGATGAAATTGATTGTCTGTTACCTTGAGTCGCAGTCCATCCAACTAAATTTAATTCATGACACATCGCTTCAAATGCTCTCATAACAGACCCTTCAGATTTCCATTCATCACCATTCATTCTATCAGGTAGTACACAATCAATATAGTCAAGAAGAATGACATCAATTTTATTACCGTCAGCAATCATTTTTCTAACTTGATTCTTGATTTGTAACATAGTCATGGTGTCTGATGGTAATTTTTTAAGAACCAATTTGTTTTTCATTGAATCCTTAATCTCTTTAACTTTAACCATAACCTCATCCTTTTTTTCTGTCAATTCGTCAGGATGTACCTTAGTCCATAAGGTAATATGTTTTCTCTGAATAATTTTTGGGTTATCTTCAAAAAAGATTTGTAATACGTTATAACCCAAGTTAAAAGCGGTGTTGGCAATCTTAGTTAAGAATGTTGATTTACCCACACCTGTAGGTGCTAATACAACACCAATTTCACCTTTAGCCAACCCACCTTTTAACAACCTATCAATTCCGGCAATTCCCATAGGAACAGGATGTCTATAATCTTCATCCAACACCTGATCCAAATCTGCAAACACGTCTGATTGACCATCTTCTCTTTGACCTACTTGTAAAGCTGTTCTTACAAGTTGCTCTACTTTATCATAGTTTTCAAACTCACCTCCATCTATGATTTTTTGAGCCTTATTCATTACCTTTTGCAACTCTTGTTGTTTGCAGAATTTCATCGCCTTGTCTTGAACAAAATCTTGTCCCTCAATAGGACAATCCTTAATTTTCTTAATTGTGTCAATTACCATTTTTGACGCTAATTCTTGTTGGAATTCAGATTTTGTAATTTGTTCTAATGTGTCAAATGTTGGGGCGTGTTCATATTTTGAATAGTACTCTTTAATCATTTGCATGATTAATTTAAAGTACTTATTTTCAAAATAATTAATTTCAATGACATCAATTATTGATCTTGCAAAATCTTTGTCAATAGTAATTTGATTTAATAATTGTAGCTGAAAACTACTACCCAAATACTCAAAATTTTTCTTGTTGCTCATAAAGATTTCCTCTCCTTTTTTTGATAAATATTACCCCTTTAATTGAATGTTCATATAAGAGTAATTTAATTTTTGTGATGAAAAAATGTCAGTAAGAGACATAAGCAAGTTTTTTAGGTGTGGGCGTATGTCTACGGTATATCTTATCTTTGGTGGGTATACTTTCGCATCGAACTCTCTATGACAAATTGTCATGTCTCCTTGTTTAATATAGATACTAAATGACTCAGGTCCATCAGTATAAGATGTGTCCAAAACAGTTGGATTGTTCATAATCTCATACATATTATCCATCATGTATGTAACTGTTTTCATTTTCAATTCTCTCTCCAATTCTTGTTTAAATCCTTTGATTAAGTTATATAAATCAATTGACCATTTTGCATTAGGATTGAAATCTCTAATGTTGAAAAACCTTTGGACAATAATATTGTCGTTAACTTTCATTAAGAATTCTAACTTAGTTGTTTCTTGTTCTTTCATAATTTTACTTTTTAAATTTGCTTTTTTCTTTTCTTGCTAATTTTAAATAAGGTTTTAAAAAATTAACCCATTCATTATCTCTTTTAGGTAGGTATTTGAATAATCCATCTTCCATCATCATTTTCATCAGATTCTTGTACCCCCTACCTTCAGGGTCAAGTGTCTCTGAATAATAAAGTTCAACTATTTCTTTTCCATCTTCATTTATTAGAGGGTTTGACAAATTAACTATCTTCTCATTAATTACAAAAAACTCATCACCAAATATACCTTTTTTAGTTTTACCCGTTAAAAGGTTTTTAAGTGCGGTATTGTCTTTATCTTCTTTTAATAAGTTTTCAGCCTTTGTTAAAATATCTGAAACAGAAACCGTATTTTCAAGGATCTCAGGAAATAATTTAACGAAAGTTTTCTCACCAAGATAATATATACCATCAATGTTATCAGATCTGTCACCAGATAAAACTTTATAAGTTACCACATTTTGATGAGGTATCTCAGCTTCATCCATTTTGATTTTATCTCCCTTCTTATACATCTTCTTGTTAGATGGGGAGTAGATACTCACTTTGTCTGAAATAAGTTGTGTGAGGTCTTTATCGTCAGAAAAAATAACTTTATTTTCATTAACCGAAATCTTACAATAATAAGCGATTAAATCATCAGCTTCATTGTTAGGAATATCAATTTGTCTTACAAAAGTTTCTTCCAAATATTGTTTAATCCTTTGACGTTGTTGGTGATACGATTCTTCGTTAAAGTTTTTATAAACTCTACGATTTTCTTTGTATTGAGGATATAGTAATTTTCGAGATGATGAATTATCTTCACCATCCCAAAAAACTACCACTTTCTCAAAATTATGTTCTTCTATGAAACGTCTAACAGTATTTAAAAAATGCCAGATCCCACCAACGTGTCTACCTTCATGGTAAAATTCTTTTACACCGTGAAACCCTATTTTAAATAAGTTGTTACCGTCTATCAGTAATGTTTTAGTCATTTTTAACCATTAAATGGTTCAACAATCAATCTTCAAATTCTTCTTCCGTAGTCGGAACCAATTCGTCTTTATACTCAATTTTTCCTTCACCACCTAAAATCCTATTCCAATATTCAGAATATTCTTTTTTGTATTTTTCAAGAGCAGATTTATCATCTTTAATATAACCTTGAGGAACCGCAATTATTTTCCCATCTTTAAATGAAATTCCATTAACATGGTTTTTCAATACAGAAACTTTGGTTCTAATCGCATATGATACAGTTCTACCATTTTTAGTTGCGGTAATGTGATTAATACCAGCCTTTTTCTGATTCCCAAACAAGAACACTAATGCTGACGCTAACCATAATGCTTCGCCACCTTTGGCTTTGATCTCAGGTTGTCCAAATGGATTGTCAGGTAGTTCAACCCAAGGTTGATTAACAACAACCATTGTATTATAATACGGATAATCTTCTTTTTTAGATTTAGCAATTCTTGAGTGTAACCCCATACCAATCTTATCAGCAAATGCCGCCGCATTATGTTGTTTACCTCCTTTACCATCAAATGTCATTTTACATGGGATAGATCCAACTGAATCCCACAAAAATAATAAATTATATGGAATATCTCCCTTTTCTTGAGCATCAATTAAATCATTAATAAACTCAGTTGCTTGTTCAATATAATCAAATGAATCGTTAAAAATAAACATACCGTCCCAATCACCTTCAGGAGTTTGGTTAGCATCCAACCCAAGTTCAACTGCATGACTCCAAGACCATTTCTTTTCAGTGATGATAAAAACAGGTAAATGTCCTTTTTTCTGAGCATCAACTGCTGCCAAAATCATTGCGGTAGTTTTAGAAGAGTTTGAGTGACCTAAAAACATGTTGATACCACCCATAACAGGACCCGGTAATCCACAAGCTTCCATAAATGCTTCTCCACAGTTGTAATAACTTTCAGGTTTATATTTAGTTTTGGTAGAATATTTACCTTTAATAGAATCTAATGATATAGTTTTTTTCGTAATTGCCATAACAATATTGTATTAGTAAAAATAGAAAAATAAACCCCAATTAAGGGGTTTATTCAAATTAATTAGAAAGGTAATTCTTCGTCAGCGTCATCATCCGCTTGTGGGTCAACATAAGTCGTCTCAACTTTAGATGAACCACCAATTACTTCTTCAGATGCCATTGAGTCACCGTAAGTATATTTACCAAGAACAGTATCCCATTTAGGTGTTTGTCCATTAGCAACCGCCTCAAGATATTCAACTGGTTTTTTAGAATAAACATCTCTCCAAGCCAATTCATCATTAACCCAAGTGTCCGCAGTTTCTTTATCCT